CGGGTGGACCCGGTGGACCGGGTGCTATGGGACCGATGGGTCCGATGGGACCAGGTGGTCCTGGGTTTCAGGATCAAGCCCAACCCAGTCCTCTTGAATCTGGAGTAGGGTCGGCTATATCGAGAATGGGATTCTCTACTCTTCCTCCTATTCAGCAGGGACAGTTTGGGATTCCCGTTGGGAATATGATGGTTGATCCCAGATTCTTTATGCAGATGCGGGATCATATGGATGCTATGGATAAAACTAACCCTGCACTAAGAGATCAAGCTTTGTTGGGTCAGAGTCCATCTAGGTATAGGCGGGATGCCATGCAGGAATTTAATACTCCTGCTACCGGACCTGTTCCAGGTCTGGATGCTTTTCTCGGGGGTTATTAGTTGATTACACCCAGGATAAATTTACTTCGAGGGGCTGCGGAGCAGCCTTTGGGACAATTTCTGGCTCAACCTTTTATGCAGGATCCAGAGGATGTTCTTTCTGCTGTTCCCTTTATTCCTCCAGAAATTCCCGCAGAATTTTATGAAGAACTAATGAGTCTTGCTTCTGGTAGATGGGGTAAATCGGAAAACTTTGTGCCTGGAATGGCCTTCCCAATAGAACCAGAAATAGATGAAGATGAATTGGATCTCGATCCTGGGGAGGGTTTAACAGGTTTTGTATAATGCCTACTTACAAAGTATATCCTCCGAAGGATGGGAAACGATGGATTGTTATCGGAGAGCGGGAGAAAGAAATATTAAAGGCTGGATCAGTCTTGATTCTTAAAGATTGTGAAGCTATATGCGAGCGAATTGACAATGAAACTGAGTGTTATATACTGGTAACGGGCGCACAAAGGGAAATACATAAGAATATGGTCGTCCTTAAAAAGATTACACGGGAGTAGGGGAGCCCCGATTTTAAGTTTCCCCATTGTATTGAATTGAATTTGGAGATGGACATGGCAGACGAGCAGACGGACAACCCCCTTTCTGGATCCGACGAGCAAACTTCAGAGCAAACGCCTGACGTTCAAGCGGGAACCAATGAGGGACAAGTTACATCTGGAAGCGAGTTTACCGCCGGGGGTAAAGATTTCAGCAGCCTGGAAGATCTTCGTAATGCGTATTCTGAACTTCAAAAGGGTTTCACTCAGAAATCCCAAGAGTATTCAGACTATCGTGTAGAATCGGAGAAATACCGGGAGGCAATGAATGAAATCAAAAGTGACCCGGAACTGGTGAAGCAGATTCGTACCTATCTTGAAGGCAATCAGGCGAGACAAGGCTTACAAGCCCCCGCCCAGAGAGGCCTGAGTAGTGAGGAAGAATCTCGTATTGCGAAAATGGAGCTTAATTTTGAGACTCAGGAACTTCAGAAAAAGCATCCCGACTTAACAGGGGATGATATAGCAGCTATCTACAGGTTAGGTGCTGATCTTTCAGAGAAATGGAATGCAGATGTTCCTCTGGAAAATGTCTACGTTCAGTGGGCATCGAACAATAAGGGAGCAGAGATGTATCAGAAGGGTCTGAAAGATAAGGAATCGGAGATCAAAAAAGCTCGAGGCGCATCAACTTCTCAACCAGTTGCTGGCGGGGAAAAATCCAAAGCTAAATTCAATTCAAGAGCCCCAGGTGGGGATCGTCGGAAACATATTGATGCTCTCATGCGAGAGAAAAATATCGATATGTCCGGTTTTGATTAAATTAAATTGAGGTAATTTATGGCTTTACCATACGATCAAATTAGTGCTATGACCAAGGCACTTATCGATGATAGTGCCGCAGATAACTTCTTTGACAGTAACCCTTTGTTTTACTGGCTAAAGGAGAAAGGTCAGGTCATCTTTGATGGTGGGACTCATATCCAAGAACCTATCGTCTATGATGATGTCGATGCTGCTGGATCGTTCTCGAATTATGACATTCTTGATACGACTCCTAATGAACAGCATACTGCGGCGAAAGCGGATCTGAAACGGTACTATGTGAATATCGTTATTTCCAGGCATGAACTTCTTCGTGCTTCTGGGAAAGAAGCGGTAATCAATCTTCTGGATTCCAAGGTTCAGGTTGGGAACATGACCCTGGCTCAGAAGATTAGTACTGATCTTCACTCTGCCAATGCGGATGCCGCTACGGGTATTACTGGATTGCGTACAATTGTCGCTTCTTCCGGTACAGCCCATAACATCTCTTCTTCAGACGCTTCGGTCTGGGCTTCTACAATCGACACGGGCAATACATTGACCCTTCGATTGATGGACGGTCTTTGGGAAAATCTTTCCGTAGGAAATGATTCTCCTAAAATGATCGTGACCAACCGTTCTACTCTGTCGAAGTTCAAATCGCTTCTGGTAACAAACCAGCGGTTCGGTGAGGCTGAGAAAGTCTCTGGTGGATTCCGTGCTGTCATGTTTAATGACGCTCCGGTTTTCGCTGATCCGAATACTTCTGGTTCAGGTTCGGGTTCTACGGATAACCATATGTTCTTCCTGAATCCTAGCTGGTTGAAACTGTATGTCCATAAGGATGACAATTTCACCTCCGTTCCGTTCCCGGTAACTCCGAATCAGGATGTGACTGGTTCGCGTATTACAGCTTCTTTGCAGCTTCTGTGTAACAACAGACGTATGCAGGGCGCGTTTACTTCTATTAACCCAGCTTTGTAAGGAGAGAACAGATGGCAGAAAAGCAAACTGGCTCCGCTCTCTTCTATGGAGACGCGGTTTCGGCTACAGGTTCTACCCAGCTTTATCCCCTCGGTACACGACGGGAAGAAGAAGGGAAGACCTATCGGTATGTCAAGTATGACAATGGGTCAGCGGTTGCTGCGGTTTCTGGGGGATTGTGTGCGCGTGTTAGCGCGGCAATTGGCTCGGGAACCTGGCAGGTTACCATGGATATCAGTGCATCCAGCGTGAATCTTTGCGCTGGGGTTATGCAATCTGTTATCGGGGATGCTGAGTTTGGGTGGATTCTCACGAAGGGTGAGTCTGCGCTCAATACTCCATCTGGAACTGACGATATCGCTAAAGGCGATCTCTTGGTTCATTCCGGTACTGATGCAGGACTGGCTACTGATACTCATGCGACAAATAACACTCAGATCATTGGAGTGGCTTTAGCTGACGATGATGATTCTGCGGATACTGTTCCAGCGTTTGTTGATCTTGACTGATCAGTAAGATCCTTGGATGGCCCCTCTGGGGGTCATCCTTGGGTCATTTTATGGAGAGATAAATGGCATTTTTGGACGAAGCACAACATGGCTACCTGACTACTACGGTTACTTATGATGGTGCCCAAAGTGCCGCTATCCTTGTAGCTGCTACTACGGGTAAGGCTATCATAGTAGACAAGGTTATGTTCTCAGCCGATACAGGTGGAACCATGTTCCTGGCATCTGACTCTACCCAGAAGTCTCATACGATTTATTATGGAGCTAATGGTGGAGTTGCTGTAGATGATTGGAGATTACCCTGTGCTACTGGAGAGAATCTGAAAATCACAACTACAGACTCTGGTAATCACTCGATCTTTGTACGGTATTATCTTGTCTAATGGTAACGCTTACTAATTTACAAGATGATCTTCAGGCAAGAATGGCCGATAAGAGTGCCAGGTTTCTTGTTGATGCTGATTGTACACGATATCTGAATATCGCTTATCATGATTTTGTAAGTAAGACAGAGATTCTTCTAAGAGAATGGGGCTTTTCGGTAACGGCGAATCAGTTTCTCTATAGTGCCCCTTCGGACATGATCAAACCTGGAATCATGATGTGGATGCAGAGTTCCAGGCGAAAACTTGAGTATCATCCATTGAGTTACTTTGCTGATAACGGTGGATTGGATCTTACCAGTTCTGGACCCGCCAACTTCTTCACATGGTACGAAGGAGATGACAAGTTCCGACTCTGGCCTACTCCAAGCACAACCAGTGAGGCAACTGCTATAAATCATCCAGGTGGACTTGGGTCTGCTGTTACCACTATAACTGTTGATGACGCATCTGATCTTAGAGATACGGGTTGGGTACAAATCGAAAACGAGAAGATACTCTATTACGCAAAGTCTGGTAATATACTTCAACAGTGTGCCAGGGGAATGGGTGGAACTACTGCGGCTACCCATTCTGATGATGTAGCGGTATCCCAGATTGATGTTCATCTCTGGTATTATTATCAACCAGCAGATCTATCTTCCGGATCGGATACCCCTGAGATTCCTGCTCCTTATCATGACAATCTTGTTCTTGGTGCGCTTTACCATGCTCTGAGATCTGATGGAAGAGATCAGGAGGCATCGGTAATCTTCCAAGAGTGGACAGGAGCCATAGCTTTTGCCAGGGGAGAAGCTCAGAAAGCTCAGTCCAGTAACTATATCGCAGTAAATTTGGCAGATGGGTATGAATAAAAATGCCAGCAAGACCAAATAGTACGGTAGAAGAAACAGGTTGGCTATCTGGTGGTCTTAACACTAATGACCCTACTCATATGCTTCAGAATAATCAAACCCCTGAAGCTCAGAATTTCGATCCTTCCAATCCTCTAGGAGCAGCCAGGAGAAAGGGATTTACCGAGTGGACTGATGCTTACTCTACTGCTGGTAGCGGTAGCTTTGTTAGTGGTTTGTTCGGGGGAACCTTTTCCGATGGAGACATAGCTATAATGGCTGCTGAGGGAACCGCACTTTATGATCTTGGAGCGGTAGCGATTGATCCTTGGCCTAGCGCACTATCCGGAACCACCATAACTGCTAACGAACCTGTCCGGATGGTAATGTTTGATGATTTTATTTGTATCTTTAACGGAGACGGAGCCACAACTAACGGTCCCTATAAGTATGACGACTCCGCTATTTCTGTATTACAGAGTAGCGGTTCAACTATAGACGGAGCATTGGGTGGAACCTTGCATAAACAGAGGCTTTATGCTTGGGGAGTTCCAGCTAATCCATCAAAGATGTACTGGTCTGAGCCTGGTAATCCTGAAGACTTTCATACGATTGCTGATGATAAGGCTGGAAGCGAGAATGTCTTTATCGATGATGGTACTATAATCAATGGTATGAAATCATCCGGGGACGTTCTCTGGGTTTCCAAGCAATCCGCTGATGATGATGGTTTAGAGGGAAATATTTTTGGGGTATTTGGTAATAGCCCTGCTGAATCTACGATCAAGAAGATAGCTCACTTTTCTGCTATAAGTCAGGAAGCTATGCTTGATTACGATGGAGTAATGATTATTGCCTCTCCAGAGGGAGTCTTCTCTCTTTCCGGTAGAGGTATCGCTATGCTCTCCAGGGATATCCAGAGTGAATATCTTGCTATTCCTGACAAGTCTACGATTTGTTTGGGTAGGCATCAGAATCAGGTATGGATGGCATACCCAGCATCAGGATCGAATAATAATCGGGTATTCGTTTTAGATATGGCCCTTGGGAGATGGAGCAAGTATGTTGGAAACGGGAATATTAGGATGATGACTAATCATCCTGATGGATCTCTTCTAACGGGAACTGCTAGTGGTAATAACTATATTCATAAGCAAGTTGATGGGGAAAATGATAACGGATCTGGTATTCAATTTGTTTGGGAAACACCAGATCTAAGCTTTGGAGATTTCTCCAAGGATAAGATAGGAAAGCTTTTCTTTGTCCATGCAAAGGATACCGGAAGTTTTACCTTAACTATGAAAAGATATCTGGATGGTGAGTTACAATCAGATTCATCAGCTTATACCTTTTCTGTAGCTGCGGCTGGAGATATTGATCGGGTGGTAGAAAGAATGGTTCTTCCTTCTACAGATAGGAATTCAAAGTTTATTCGGTTTCGTCTTGAGAATGAAGAAGCTGGTGGGGACGTTTTAGTTTATGGTTGGGCTGCATATGCGAATGTAGCAGAGCCCACCAGATAAGGAGATATTATGAGTTCAGTTATACCAGGACTACCAAACCCTTTGAAACTTTTAGAGGTATCGGATCCTTCCAACGTAGCTAATACCGGATTCGTTTATACCAATGACCAGTCTGGTAGAACGGAACTGATGTTTCAGGATGATACCGGGGTGGAAACTCGTCTGACCAATACCGGGTATGGATGGAGTTCGGGAAGTTTTGGTGTTGGTATAGCAAGTCCGGGAGCCCAATTTGATGTTCACGACACTACTACAAGTAGTGCCAACACTGGAGGCCAGATACGGCTCAGTGCCAACGATGGTGCGCCTATGGGTGATAGTCATCGGCTCGGAGTTATCGAGTTTACCGGGGCTGAGGATGGCAGCGGAACCCAAAC